CTCCCAACAATAAATTGTTTGTGGGTCCCGAGTATTTATACATAATACTCAAAAGGCCTGGAGCCATCTACTTTGGTGGCATTACTCATATGGTCTTCTAGTCACGGATTAGGTGAATATACGATTCATCAACTTCCGTTGAATCCTCTGTAACGATATGCAGATCGACAAGATCTCAAGGACCAGGCTTGCTCCACATATCTAACTGTACGCCAATATCTTTCAATATTGACTCGTACGTCTGGATTGGATCAGTCTGATTATTACTTTCCCAACCTGATATATATGATGTCCCTTCGGGGACATCCATACACTCCTTGATTAAATCTCGGAGCTTGAGTAGATCAAGCATTGCTTCATCCCACTCTTCATCACGGTCAGGTAAGTCATTTTCCTCCATCATTTCTGATAGGGGATCTTCGACGTTCATATATGCATACCAAGCAGGAGACACTCTGATCAAGAGTGCAGACAGACTATATCTACATAATTGTTTTATAGTAGCCTTAAAGGGAGTACCTTTCCAAGACAATATATCAAGGATTAATTGGGTAAACCCTCCCCCATTTCCCAGCCCGAAGGTTGTAAAACCTCCGGAACTCAGGAGGCAATATCGGAAACAATTGTTTTCAAAATATTGCTTATCCTCTTGCCATTTGGTGTATATACGACTACGGTCTTCGATGTGACGGATCATAAATGTTCCTAACACGATCTCTCGTAGATTCGTAAAATACCATGGTACTAGTGAACGTAACCATAATTCGAGGCTCTCGCCTGATGATTGGATACCGCTATTACTTAGGCCCGATGGTCCTAGGATCATCAACATATATATCAATCTTAATCTGTCTGAAGCTTTACGCTTCAAGTGCGGAAGGAGTGATATTATGTCTCTTACACTAAGCAAGGAAAGGTGGTAACCTTTCTCTCGCATTTCTAACAACAATGTTGGTAGATATTTGTAGTTTCGTAACGTCACCAAGATATTACCTGCACCTAGAGGAGTGAAATCCCCTAGAGCAGTGTGAATCCATCTTTTGGCGAACTCAGCAGTAGATCCTTGATGAGATTTCACAAGGTTCACATCTACTCCAAGAGTCTCCATGATTGCAAGGTATGCTTTCGCAACCGCATCATCGGCAATAACTATGTCATCACCTAGCACTGCATATTGTGTAAATATGCACTTACAACCACTTCTAGAAGCCGCAATCTGAACTATCAAATGATGAGTCAGAGCGAGCATTGCCCACGAGCTGTAGCAGCCCATAGGTTGCCCTACAGAATATCTAATTGGTGAATCATTTAAGTACCAAGGTCTATCTAAAATAGCCTTCCAGAGATCACCTCTTACTCCTAAGAGAGTGAGTACCTGGACTTGCAACTCAATAGGTAATCTATCAGTTGCTGCACTTAAATCAAAAGAGTAAAGCACGTTCTGCGAACGATTTAAATCGAGTAGACGTTGCAATGGTTTCACCTGGTCAAAGGTTCCATCCATTGGTATATTTCTTAAATATACCATAATTGAATCGTGAATTGGTTTAAGGACTATTTGAGTCCACCAGTCAGCGATTGCAATTATACGAACTTTTCCTCGTGCCTCGTTTAGTTTAACTAAACGTCCCAATAATTTAGGGAAACTCTCCAACCATATTAGAAAAGGTAATAGAACCGTTCCTAACAGTATCAACCCGAAATGCCAAATAGCAACCATATAGTAACTATTAGAAATACAATATCTTATGAAGTTATACCAAATAAATGGATAACGCATATAGGCTATTGCATCTAATGGGCTACCATATGTAGCTTTTGCATAATTAGGTCCAGAAGACTCGGATATCATAAAGATATCTGGTTTCTGTAATCGTAAAGATTTCAAACCTAGCCAATGTAATGCCTTCTCAATCTCATAATGAGGGAGAGTTGGACTAGTACCTTTAAAAGGTGCTATTATGGTGTCCAATTTTAAAATTGGTTTTGCACCCATTACACGGTAGATACTAAGAACCGTTAAAACAGCTCTTATAACAACCTTCCCCTCGACGTTATCATGTAGTTTTCCAACTATCATAGATTTACGAAGAGTTAAAGGAAGGAGTTTGGGTAAGCCTTTCCCAGTAATGGAAACGAAGATCGAAGATCTTACGTATTTCTCATTACCAAGCCAACATACAATGGCACGGGAAGCTTCAGCAAGATACTGAACTAACCACGTGGATCCGTTATGTTTCCATAACGTTTGGACCCGATTGCATAATGGTAGGAAACCTTGTTTCCACATATGTGATAGACCCATGAGCCAGACTGGAATACGAAAGAATAGAACGACCTCTTGAGGTCGGATCCATCTTTTGATTTCCATTTTGAAACCGGCATTATTCATGAAAGTGTTTGTCACTGATTGTTTAATGTTTGGTTTTCAATAGATGTCTACTCATGTCCGCTAAGGTTAGGGTGTGAGCCTTCTTAAACGGGCTTCGCCGGTTGACAAAGCTATTAGGTCATATAGTCTATTGATGAGACCATCTCAGTCTCATTAGCTCACCTGAGTACTTAACCAATATGTACCCATGACCTCCGATCCCCTAAAGGGTGAAAGAGGTTGGTTTGTGAGGATGTGAGCAAGTACCACCATAAACTTTGCTATAGTGTTACGACCCTAACGGG